GATCGGCGGCGGCGGCGGCGGCGGCGTCGGGCGACGACGGTTCCGACGCGGCGCGCGCGCCCTGCCGCCCGTCGGCGCGCTCGGGCGCCGCCCCCGTCTCGACGTCCTCGAAGGGCGCCTCGGAGGAGGAGGACGAGGAGGACATGCACGCCGGATCTTCTTCTTCTTCTTCCCGATTTTTTTTCGATTTTTTTCTTTTTCTCTCGGAAACGACGATGGAAAGGGAGAAGGAGGAGGAGGAGGAGGCGTGCGTGACCTGCGGCGACGCCCTCGGCGAGACGGAGGGGGAGGGCGAGGCGGGCTCGCCGCGCGTGTGCCTCCTGTGCCTCGGCGCGGCGTGCTTCGAGGGCTGGGAGGGGCTCCGCGCGCACGCGCGCGAATGCGCGTCGCCGTAGCGCTGACTTGAAATGAATTCACGGAAGATGACGTGTCCGCCAGATCTATACGGGCCAGAGGCGCCGCCCGCGCGCTACTCGTCCTCGATGAGCGCGGGGGCGGGGTCGCGCGCGTAGTCCGAGGCGTCCGAGGCGTCGTCGGAGAAGCTGTCCTCGGAGTCGGCCGCCACCGACTCCTCCTCGGCCGCCGACTCCGCCGCCGCCGCCGCCGGCTCGGACGCCTCGTCCTCCGTGTCCGACTCCCCCGACTCGGGGCGGACGTCGGCGGCCGGCGCGTCGTGCGGCCGGTCCAGGCACGGGCTCGCGCGCTCGGCGCTCAGCAGCGCGCGGTACGCCGCCGCGTCGAAGGCGCGCGCCGCGCCCTCGGCGGCGAGCATGAGCAGCACCGCGTCGCCCACCAGGAGCGACGCGTCGTAGGGCGCCGGAAGGACCGCGCCGCCCGCGACGAGCGGCGTCGCCGCGCTGAGCGGCCGATCCTGACGCTGCTCGTAGACCGAGAGCCACCCCGCCAGCGCGTCGACGAAGAAGCACTCGCGACGCACGTACGCGACGCGCTCGTGCGCGAGCTCGGTCGGGAGGACGTCCGACGCGGCCGGAGGCGCGCCCCCGCGCCGCGCGCTGCGCCGCGGAAGCGCCACGCGCACCGTGCGCGGCTTCGCGGGCGGCGCCACGCGCACGCACGAGACCTGCATCGTCGATCGAGGAAAAAGCAAAAAAAAAACCCAGAAAAATGGCACTCGGGCGGACTCGCCGTCTAGCTACCGCGAACGTCTCGGTCGGCGGTACGTGGGGAACGGCGGAAGGGCGCGGTTGTGCGCGCTCGACGCCGCGCGCGAGGCCGCGGTCACGCCGTCGTGCTCGAAGAGCTCGTACTCGACCGAGACGAGCAGCGCGCGCAGCAGGAGGAGCGGCGCGCCCGACGCGGCGTCCGCCGCGTCCGCCGCGCGGTACGCCGTGGCGCCCGGGACGAGCAGCAGCTGCCCGCGCTCGATCGACACGCGCTCGCCCTGCGCCGTCTCGATCGTCAGGGCGCGCTCGCCGAGGTTGAGCAGCAGCACGTAGCCGCTCGGCCCCTCGAGGTCGGCGCGCGGCGGCGCGTCGTGCGCCGGAAGCTGGCGCACCGCCTGCCACACGAGCGAGTAGCCGCGCCCGCTGTCGCGCCGCTCGCGGAACGTGCGATCGTCCTTCGCGTCGTTCGCGTAGCGCGACCACACCTTGCCGACGCTCTCCGTCTGCAGGTCCCAGCCGAAGTGCTCCGCGAGCAGCCCGCCGCCCGAGACGCCCTCGATCACGTACTTGGACTTGTCTTTTCTGACGTTGCCGGCGTCCACGGTGGCGAGCTCGCCGCAGCGCGTCACCCACGACTCGAGCGCAAGCACGCACGCCCGCGCCGCGCCTTGGAAGGCGGCGGCGTTGCTCAGCGCCATGCGCATGAGGAGCAGGTCGTCGTGCTCGGGCGCGCAGAGCGGCAGCCGGCGCGCCGGGTCGGCGCCGCACTCCTCCGCGCGCAGCGTCGCGCTGTAGAGGACCGAGTCCCACAGCACGCTCCCCAGCGCGAGGCCCGGCGTCGCGACGTCGGCGTCGGGAGGGGCGACGTCGGCGAGCGCGGCGACGACGGCGGGCAGGGGCGGCACGTTCTGCTCCGCGAACGGGGGGGTCGCGAGCGCAAAGCCGTCGGGCAGCCGAACGGCGCGCGCGGCGGCGCGCCGCCTCCTCGGCGGCGCGCAGGCCCGAGCGGTGCTCGAGTCGCGGTGCGTGGGCAGGCGCAGGAAGGTGGCCGCGAGGAGGCCCGGCGGCGACGGCGGCGCGTCGTCGACCGTCGGCCGAACCGGCGTGCGGCGCTTCTTCGGCGGCGGCATGTCGGATGGATGGCGAGAAACGGAAAAAACGAAAAAACGAAAAAAAATCGGAGGGGGGGGGCGGATCTTGGTTCCGACATCCTCAACTTGTGATTGTGACTGACTAGCTAGTTGCAAGTTGCAACTACGTACTCGTGCAGCAAGTACTACTATAGTACTACTTAGTAGATGATAGAGGATACTCGACGCAGGTGCAACGAGTCAGTCAGTCAACCACCTTGAGATATTGCCACGCGGCTTTTCACTTTTTGTCTTTCTTGTCTTTCTTGTGCACAGACCGACACCAGACAGACAGACAAGACGGACAAGACAGACAAGACAGACAAGACAGACAAGACAGACAGCAGCCGCGCACCCACCCGCACCACGATGGAGGCTGCGGCGACTGTCGACGGCGTGCGCGACGCGATGGACGTGGGCGCGGCGGAGCTCATCCACGGACTCTCGCGCCTCGGCCGCGCGCTGGACGCCCTTCGCCTGCCGCCGCCGCCCACGCCGACGGACTGCGGCGGTCCCGACGACGAGTCCCCCCCTCTGGAGCTCGCGCTGAGAGGGGTGTGCGTCCAGCGCGACCCCTCCGACTTTGACGACGTCGACCTCGGCGGCGCGCACTGGTGGTACAGCTCGGCGTGCCCGAGCAGGGAGGCCGCCGCCACGTTGGAGTGCCCCATCGTGAAGCGCGCCGATCCGCGCGTCGTGGACGAGCTCCTCGCGCGGGAGCGGGAGTCGGTCGACGACGAGGAGGTCCATATAGACACAGGCACTGACTGCCACAACAGCACCGAGCCCATCCTCGACGTCGTCGGCGACCGCGTGCCGAAGGCGGCGGCGAAGCTTCGCCGCAACGGGAGGCTGCAACTCCGATTCGATCGCACGGCCGACGAGACGACCGAACCGCGCATCACCCTCGTCCACCTCGCGCTCAACGTCGTGGAAGAGGAGCGGCAGGCGTGGGTCTACGTCACCGTCGTCTCCCCCCGTCCCGAGGAGCTGAACGCCGCGGAGCAGACGCTCCTGGACGACGCGTCTGCCTTTCAGGTGATCGGAGCGGGGCGGCGCTCGCCGCACGACGCGTGCCCGGCGAGCCGCATGCTCACGCAGAGCCGGAACGGCCTCGCGGGCCTCGCGGCGCTCGGGCGCGCGATCGAAGAAGGGAGGAGGGAGGGGGGCGGCGAGGAGCGGTCGCCTAGCCACCTCTCGCCCGACGCGTACAGGGAGAGGGTGGAGGCGCTCGAGCGGCGCCACGCGCAGATGGAGAAGTTCTTCGCGGCGATGCTGCAGTCGCTCGTGCACGCGGAGCGGACGTAGCGTAGTCGCTCGGCGGCGGCGCAGCGCGCTCCCCCTACGCAACGCGTCAAAAAAAAATGACAAAAGACATCATATGCGCGCGAGGCGGCGCCGCCGCCGCCGCCCCCTACACCGCGATGGCGAGCGGCCGCAGCCGGATGCGCCGACGCTGCCGCACAATCAGCACGCGCGGCGGGCTCCACTCCTCCTCGAGGTCCTCCGCGTCGAAGCTCTCGCGGCAGATCGGACACGTCGGCGAGGCCGGCGCGCCGGAGCGGGGCGAGCCCGCCGCCGACGCCGAGCGCGACGCCGACGCCCACCGGCGGATGCAGCGGCGGTGGAAGGCGTGGCCGCAGCCCAGCCGCAGCGGCTCGAGGATCGTCTCGAGGCAGATCGCGCACGTCTCGAGCGGCGCGGCGCGCGGCCTCGAGGGCGGCGGGGCGGCGGCGGAGCGGTGCTGCCAGCACGTGCCGCCGCCGCCCAGCGTCGCCGCGCGTCGGCAGCGCGCGCCGGAGCGCGTGGTCGCCGAGCAGCGCGCCGAATCGCGGTCACCGCCGCGGGGCGACCGACCCACGACGACGGCGCGCCGGGTTTTCTTCCGCGTCGCCGCGCACATCGCACTTTCGATTTCGCTTTCTTTCCTTTTCCATTTTTTTTCGGGGGTCCGACCCAGTACCGATTTCGCGCGCGTGCCCGAGCGCCGCGCGGAAGAGGCGCGCCTTGGCCGACCGGCGCGGCGCGGAGCGCGGCGGCGGGCGCGTCGGCGGGCGCGTGGCGGGCGGCGGCGCTGCCGGCGGCGTGGGCGCGACGCAGCCCGCGACGAAGCCCGCGCAGCCCGCGCAGCGGCAGAGGTCGTCGGCGAAGTGGTGGGCGAAGTACCGGTCGGCGATCGCGCGCCACACCCACACGCGGTGGAGCGTCGGCGTCCCGGCGGCGGCGGCGCCGCCGTTGAGCCGCACCTCGACCTCGTGGTCGCGCGGCTCCTCGTAGGAGAGCCCGCCATACGCGTCGAGTCGGCCCCGAATGGCCTGGCCCGGCAAGACGGCGCCCTGCTCGTCGCCCTCGCGCAGCACGCGGCGCACGGCGACCCGGCGGAAGGCGTGGTCGGCGCCGCAGCAGAGGCGCACGCGCGACGGCGCGCCGGGCTCGCGGCGCACGGCGCACTCCGCGTGGATCGGCATGGCGGGTGTCTGGGTGCGGAGGAAGGCGGGGATAAACATAAAAAAAGGAAAAATAAGTGAATTCACGGGTGTAGAATAATACTTAGTATCTCCTGACTCCCCCGGTCTCATTGCATGTTTGCCAAAAACCGCCAAAGTTAACGTCACAACTCTCGGCGATGGTCGCTCCATCGTACGTTGGCCCACAATGATGGGGTAAACCTCCTTCACTATTGCAATACTTTCCCTTCCACAGGAAATCGCCCCAGTGTGTGCACACCTTAAAATCATCAGTTCCCGTGTACCGCGCGCTACATGTTCCGAAGCTTTTTCGATGTGCTACAGAACGTGCGTCTGCATCATCAATACCCGCGCCTTCGTTCACCTCGCCCCATTTATCGCCCCATTTATGATGATCACAGTCCGAATTCGAATAGCACCTTGGAAGCCAGAGCAGGCCGTGTTTGTCCGTTCGCACCTGGGCCTTCGTGCCCTTGTTAATTGCGACTTTGTTTGCCAACGCCTCCTTCATACCGTTTGCCATGATTTTCTGCACACAGCCGGGTTTACCCCCATATGGGTCGTCCCCTAACCAACCACTCTTACATTCGGAACAAGAGCAATCAGCCATGGTGCGTGCCAGTGCAGTTCCGCTTTTCTCTTACCCAATATTTTTTTCCTTCCCAAAAAAGGTGGATTTTGGATGTCGTCTCTCTCTTGCTCTTTCGCGCTACGGCATGACCTCACACCCGTCCGCCCCACAGCACATCTTTAACGGAACTTTGTAGTCCCAATTGAAATAGGGACGAGCCTCGGAGTACGCGTGTCCCGCACCGCACCGAACGTCAGAGAGGGACCGATAACCATCATCACCTAAAGTCTCTTCCACCTGCGCACCGACAGTAACCAATGAGCCGTCGGAGAAGACAAGCGAAGCAGGGTCGTCATGGACCCGTTTCACGGTTCCATCCTCGAGGGTCGTCAAGACATCTTGATACCATGGATGTTCGAGCGTATCACATGCGTACACCCGCAGCATGGACGGGTGCAAGCTCACGGATCCTTGGGCACCGGTACTCATCGCGCATTTTGCCATCGTCTCGGGCCTGGGCGTGTCGTGTGTGTCGTGTGTGTCTTGTGTCTTGCGTGGGTTGTGTTTTTTAGTACGAATATTTTATTTTGCTCCTCATGGTCAAACCAATAACCAGCGTTCGCACCCCGCCCATGTCGCGCGCCGCCGTGATGCTCACGGCGCCCGACGGCGTGGAGGCGATCTCCGTCGACACCGAGGCCGAGAACTTCGCGGGCGAGCTGCTCGGCGGACCCGTGACCTTTGTGGCGTCGGTCGAGTTCCCGACGAGCTCCGTCGTCGTCCTGGGCAACCGGGCGGAGCAGGAGGCGCGCGAGGGGGCACCGCTCGACGCCTCGATTCTGCCCCCGCCCGACCGGCGCGAGGCGCAGATCTATGGGAGCGCGCTGGCGGTGCGCGTCGGGAACTCCACCGAGCCGTTGGATCTGCACGTCGCCGAGTACTTCTTCGAGGTCGCCGGGGGAGCTACGTAGCGGGTGGAACGAAAAAAATAGGGGTCCTATAGAAACTTCGAATCGCCCCATGGCAGCGAAACCGTCCGCCGCACCGATGAAGCGCAAGGCGCGCTTCCACAACATCTACGATCGGCTCGTGGACAACCCCAAGGCGCGTCGCGAGGAGCGCCGAACGGGGCTGCCCGCCACGCTTTCGGTGCGCAAGATCAACGCCGCCATCCGCGAGATGGGCATCGAGGACGGCGACATCATCTACCGAGGCCCGCCGCCCGAGTACCCGACCCGACCCGAGTACGGGTTCGCCCTCGTTCGCCGGCACAGGCGCAAGCTGTTCTGGCCGACGGAGATCGGGAACGGCGAGTCGGTCGTCGAGGCGGCGAAATACTACGAGACCTATAACACGAACAGCTACACGGCCGCCCGACGGCAGATCGGGACCTTCTGCAGGACGTACCTGGGCGGAGGCATCTTCCAGCGCTGCGACCTGAAAGAATACTACGACTAGGTTGGGGTGGACCTTTCTGCGTTCGACCTGCAGCTGCCCAAGAGCGTCACCGAAGGGCAGCACGCCGCGCGCGCCAAGGCGATTCCCAAGGCATGCGTGCCGGCCGCCCGACTTGCTCGATGCGCTCTGAATTTTTTTTCTTGGCTAAGAAGAAACAGGGCAAAGCCCTTCCTTGTCTCACACCCACCCACCCACTTCTTCCGTTCGTCATGTACTCGAGCCAAGCATGGAACGACGCGCGCCTCTCACGCCGTATCGACCACCTCGAGAAACACATCGCGGACCTGGACGACCCCCGTGACGACCCCCATGACGACCCCCGTGACGACGGCACACTCTGGAGCGGAGAGGTCACACTCGACTCGCCCTACTTCGTCCTGCCCGGAAATGCGCTCAGCATCGCACCCGGAACCGCCATCAAGTGCTCGAACCAAGGTTCGTTTGATAAGTGCGGCATGCTCGTTGTGTGCAAGGGCGCGAGCTTGTACGCCGAGGGGACGAAAGATGAGCCGATCGTCTTCACCGCGGCGGACGAAGGTGCCGATTCCACGGCCACTGGCTTGTGGGGCGGCGTGTTGGTCCTTGGCGAGGAGGGCGACGCACATATCTTCGAAGGCTTCGCCGGCACCTCGTACAAGCAGTTCATGGCGTACGGCGGCGGCGACGCTCGCACGATTGTGCGCATGCAGTACGTCGAGATCAAGCACGGCGGCTTCGAGATCGCGACAGACCAGGAGATCAACGGCCTCACCCTGTGCGGCGTCTCCGACCAGGACAACCTCCTCGCCAACATCCACGTGATGTACAACAAGGACGATGGTATCGAGTGGTTCGGTGGCTCGATCAACGCATCGAACCTGGTGGTGGCCCATTGCGGCGACGACTCCTACGACGTTGACCAGGGATACGAGGGCACGATTCGCAACGCGGTGGCGGTCGGCGATGGCGGCGACAAGGCCCTTGAGGCGGGGAGTGCACTTCCCCCGACGAGCGTGCGTATTCAGCTCCGTTCCGATGCGAGGAAACTTGTGAATCAGAAGGATAACTCGAAGATCACGTTCCTCCCCGGTCCGATGGACGACTTGGCCAATGCATGGGGCTCGGTCACACTGAATGAGCTTCTCGCCGCAACGAAGCGATGGCGCGCAGAAACTACGTGGAGCGGAGAGGTCACACTCGACTCGCCCTACTTCGTCCTGCCCGGAAATGCGCTCAGCATCGCACCCGGAACCGC